AACAAACACAAGAATAGCATCAGCATTCCTTGGTGTAACAGACATTGTAAACACCATAGTGCTATCGTCGCCTGTAAAGCTATCTTTTGTCATTAACACAGTGCCCTGTAACGCAACATTTTCAAACGTAGATCCATCAAAGAATTCTAAAGCACTTGCATCGGTATTATATCTAATATCACCAGTTTGCGGCTCAGCTGATCTCTCAGCAGTAGTACCGTCCGGTAGTGTAATGCTACCACTAGCTTCGTCTTTAACTGTTGTAGTTGCTGAACTTTTGATATATCTTCCCACTTTTACAACCCTATATGACTAATTGTAGCATGTACTACTGCATCTACATCGGCATTAACATAAAGAAAGTCGCCGTTGTCAAGTAATAATTTTTCAGTATCTAGTACATACGAATCGGCTGCATTAATACTTAAACTTTTAATTATTTTGTTGCTTGCCGCAGCACTGCCGCCGGATTTTACAACATGTACATCAATTACAACTGTGCCGCTGTGATCATTCATTAGGAACACTGCAGTGATTGCTGTAGCATTAGTACTAGTGTAAACTGCCGTTCCTGATGAGCTTACTGTCCCTTGTGTTATAGACATTTTTTATCCTTTAAAATATAATTCCAAAAACTATGGCTTTACTTTTACTTACTAGTTCGTCGGCGGTGTCGTCGTTAACAAAAAACATTCCCGAGCCGCCTGCGGCAGCCGTTTTAGCATAAAGCTGATTAGATCCAGTAATACTACTAGGATCACCTGATTCATTTTCCATTCTAACAACACTACGAGCATAAAGTGTTCCTGTGCCATTAGCAGAAAGCTCTAAATTACCGTTAGTGTCATCAACTGTAATAGCACCTGTTGAAATATTAGTATTACCAACTGTTAAACTAGTACCATCATAAAGTAAGTTACTGTCGCCATCGAACGTATTACTTGTATTAAACTGTAAACTATTTTCAACACCGGCTGCAACTATACTTGAAGATGCAGTGTCGACATATGATTTAGTCGCTGCATCTTCGTTAGCAACTGGTTCTGCTACTTGGATATTTACTAATGTGCTATCTTCGAGTGCTTTAAACTTATCAATATTATCGTCGTATACAAAACTAACATTAGTCAATGATCCCCGATCAATTTCAATGCCGCTAGTACCGGTGCCACCTGCAATACCAGCAAGTGTTTCGCCTTCGTTTAATACAATAATATTATCTGTAATAGTACTATTAGTTGTTTCTACACTAGTAGTACTACCGCTCACTGTTAAGTTACCGTCAATAATAATTGTCGGTGCGCTGATAGTGTACTGGTCGTTTATTCGTTTGGTTTCTGCCATGATACTGTATTTACCTCTGTTAAAAAATCATCAATTGTTTGATATTTAATGTTTGGAAGGTTCCATTTTTCTGGTTTATATTGACTACTATCGCCTACACGTATAAAATTTGGAATATCAAATTCTCTAGCAATGTTATATATTTGATTTACCCAATTACCGTAATATGTAGCATTACTGCTAATATTTTGATAGTTGCTAGTGCCGCTATAAACATTATTGTGTTTGTCATTCATTCCTATTAAATCAAATCCAATGAAATATATGTTTAACGCTTCAGTTAATGCAGCGTATGTTAACGCAACAGGTCCGCTGCTATATCCTGAATTTCTAGTTATACGTCTGCTGTTCGGATGGTTAGGTTTTCTAGTATAAAAAATATTATTGTTAGGGTATCCGCTAAGTTCAATTTCTTTTGAAATCCCAGGATCTGTTGCTACCAACACATCTGGTGTAAAATCTCGATAAAGAGCATTACAGCCAAAAACTTTACCTGCAGTCTTTAAGCTATTTAAATTTAATCCTAAACGGCTACGGCCGTTGCCTAAAACAAATATTCTGTCCATGTCACTAAAAAAGGTTACAACATATAATATACGCTGCAACCTCTAATAAAGTCAATATAAAATTAATTATTATGCTGTTGGAATGCTTACACTCACACCATCAACTGGTCCTGAGGTTACCCATTGAGCACGTGCACCTGAACTAAACTGTGAACCGTCATTTGGAACAAGTGTTACGTAGTTATTAGTGATTTTACTTACATAGTAAGTATCGCCGTCGCTATCGGTTGCAGTTAACTGACATTCGCCTGCACTTAGACTACCGCTAGCTTGAGCAGTTAACAATAAATCTGCTGTACCATCTGCTGTAGTAACTTTAAATGTTTTTGCGCCAGTTTGGCGACTAGCATAACCGGTTTTTGCAGCACCGCCAGTTACAAAACCTGTAAATTGAATTTGGTTTCCTGTTTGGCTAGTGTTACCAATTTGACCTACTTTAAGAGTGCTGTCAACTGTTTCTGTTAATTTTAGTGGTCTACCCATTTTGTTTCTCCTTTTAAATGCCGTTCCAGGGCTACGGGGATGGTGTTCCCCATAAACACTTTATGTGCAGATATATTTATTCAAACAACTTTAAAAAAGCCAAAAAAATAGGCTCCGAAGAGCCTATTTTTATTAGTTGTTAAACTGTAACTTAGCTAAATGTTACGTTGCTGATTGCAACTTCACCTAGATAGTCACCAGCGTTACCCAAAGATGACGCAGTGTTTGTTAGTTCAACATAACCATAACGTGTCATGAAACCAACTACTGGCTCTAGTGTTGCTGGGTCAAGTACTACACCACTGCTCATTAGCGGGATGTATGGGCAGTAGAACGCTGCAGCGTCTGCTTCTGAACCGCCTTTGTAACCAACTAGTACTGCAGTGTCATCACTTGCATAGCTGTCTACATAAACACGCATTGCGCCGTTTAGTGTACCGACGAATTTTGTGTTTGTTGGTGCTTCAAAAGTACCTTCAGTTGTACGTGCAAATGCGCTTGTTGTAGCTGACTGTAGCACTGTTAGTGCTTGTGGACTTACAACTGCCCAGTTGCCTGAACCGCGGCGTGTACGCTGTGCAATTTTGTTTGCAACACGGTTCATAAGAACTGCTAATGCTGCATGCTCATCACCAACAAATGTTGCTGTACCACTGACTGCTGCTTGGTTGAATGTTTCTTCAGTTGCAGCTAGTGCACGTAGTGAACCAAGAACTTCTTGGTCGATCTCAGCAGTGATTTCTTGTGCAAGAGCTGCCATGATTTCTGCTTCAACATCTAAGCCATGCATAGACTGTGCGTCTTGTGCTGCTTCAAATGTCCAACGTGCTGATAGCTTACGTGTTTTAGCTTCTACAGCCTGCTTGAGGATCTGTACACTAATACGGTTACCTGCAACGCCTTCCATTGCACTTGTTGTGGCAGCTTTGCCATCTGTGCTAGTTACGCCTGGTGCACGACCGGAATAACCTTGAGCGATTTTGAATGGTGAAAGTGCTTCGTCACCTGCTGTTGTATCTGTGCCTGGAGCACCTGATGCGCTTGATGTAAAGTCATCTGCATAACGTACACGTAGTGTGTGGATCTGGCTTACCGGACCTTGCATTGGCTGAACACCAACAATTTCGTTAGCAATAACAGTTGGCATAACACGTCTGATAACTGGTAGGATAACACGGTTAAGTGTTGCTACGTTACCTGAACTAGTTGCGCCTGCTGTTGCGCTTTCCATTAGTCCTTTGCGAGTGTTTTCTAAGATAACACCCATTGTACTACGCTTGGAACCGTCTAGACCCTCAAGGAGAGCGTCTCTAGTTTCGCCCCAACGGCTTTCTTCTAAGAGTTTATTACTCATTGTTTTATTTCCTTTTATCTCATATATGATCTGTTAAAGACCTGCTAAACGCTTGATTTCAACGATGTTACTTTCATCAATTGATTCAATAGTCTTAGCTGCCCTGTTTCCAGTTACTTCACTGGTAATTGATTGTCTTGATTCATTAAGCATAGATGACTTACTACCATTCATTACGGCTGGTAGATACTTGTCAAATGATGTTTTGAGTTTGGTAGTGCCAACACTTTCTAGTAGATCAGACATTACTCGTGCCTTGTCTTTAGATAATGGTGACAAAAGTTCATTGATTGTTGTTTGGCGAGCAACACTTTCGTTAATTGCTGCAATTTCTACATCTTTAGATTCAACAATAGCAGATTTTTCGTTTGCTAGTTTGTTTGCTTCTTCCAATGATTGTTTCATTTTGTCTAATGAATTTTTGAGTTTGCGCATTTCTGCATTCTCATTGAGGTGAGTTGCCGAAAACTCACTAGCAAACGCTTCAAACAATTTACGTCCGAAATTGTTTTTCTGCGATTCTGCAATGTCTTCTTTGAGCTGGCTGATTTCTGCTCTTAATGTTTGGTCGACTGCTTCACT